GCGCAGCAAAATTATTTATAAATCAAGCATCTCTTCTTCTTCAGGGAATTCTAATTCTAACATTTGGTTATAATTTCCTAAGTATGAACCATCTGCCATATAAAACGCAGAAACAGTATCATCAACAAAACATGGTTGATTTTCTTTATTAAATACTTCATATCCAAAGCGAGACATGTTATTCATGTTTATAGCTTCTTCTAGCTTTTTATCATATTCAGATTTTTCAATTATTTCAACTTCATTAATTTTATCATCTTTATCAATTATTTCAACTTCATTAATTTTATCATCTTTATCAATTATTTCAACTTCATTAATTTTATCAATTATTTCAACTTTTTCAATTTTTTCAATTTTTTCAATTTTTTCAATTTTTTCAATTTTATCAAATTCTTTTAAAAATTTATCAATTTTTTCATCTACATTTAAAGGAATTCTATTTTTTCGATTTATTCCAAATTTCCCCGAATACCTCTGTGTTATTGCAGAAACTGACCTATGTGGTAAAAATTTTTCCTGTATTTCTTGGTCTGTCATATTTGTACTTTTATGAATTTTTTTAAGTAATTCATCTTCTTTATTTTGCCAATGCATTTTAACTCCTTTATATATCTAAATTATTTTAACTATTTTAAATAAATGAATTATTTCATTTATTTTAATATTATACCAAATTTTAAAATATTTGTCAAGCAACTTTTTTTATGGATTAATTTAGTACTTAGATTTAGTACATTACTTTAGTACTTAGATTTAGTACTTTATTAATATGTAAAAATCGAATCGGTACTCTACTCAGCCAGCCAAAGGCGCAAGCGCCTATTAGAATATGTTTATATTCTAATATAATAATATTAGCAAATTCTAATATAAGTTCAGCTTATACCCCCATAAAAAAATTTTGTGCAAAAAAGACTTGACCGCCGGTGATTGGCCATGTTATACTGGTAGTAGCGTGCTCGCGCGAGCGGCACCTATAAGAATTTTTTATGCCATTATAAAAAACTTTTGCTTGACAAGGCATCCAGCCTAGTGTACCATGGTATTGTGGGAGACTCGGGTCCTAGGGACGGCGCAATACCGTCAATAAATTGACGGTATTCTGGGGCAGCAGTATATTAGAATATTCTAATATACTGCTATTCGAATGCAAAAAAAGGCCCCGCCAATTTTTTGGCGGAGCCTGGTTAAAAAGTGGCGGGGAAATTCTCCCCGCCGGATTAGCGATTAACTGCTAAGATAGTTTGATACATCGTTATAGCGAGCCGCCATTGTATTGACGCTTTCGACATACACGATCAAAGCCGTTAAATCGGTCTTGTTGAGCTTCTCAGCGGAAACAAGGTTTAAACCTACCATCTCAACAAATTGCGCGGCCAAAACATCCTTTTTTGCTGGAGCAGCGCCGGTAACACTTGAAACCTTTTCTTTCGGCCGATAGAGCTTCTCAAGCTCTCCAGTTGCGTTTTCAAAGGTCATAGGAGCAAGTTTAGCGATAACACCCTTCCAGGATTTTCCGAGATCCGCCGCAATCTGGCGAACAACAGAATCGCGCATTTCCTGATCTTCATCCCGTACCGCAGTATAGCGGTCACGAATTTCCGAAATCATAGTTTCGGTATAGTTCGGGGTTTTTGTAGCCATAGTGCATTTTCTCCGGTAAATTCAGGTCGGGACCATTCCCGACCTGATGTAAACATTATATAGAAGTGTTAACCTGGTGTCAACACTTTATTTCACTTTATTTTGCAATAAAGTGATTTTTCACTTGCATTTGTCTCCAGTCTGGTTTTTTCAGATCCACTAAATTTTTCAAAGCCCGACGTTTTGTAATGGCTCTCAAAATCGGTAACTCATAGTCTATAATATCCTCCAGAGCTGTATGTGGTTCGTTTGGCAAATCTGGGTTACCTAGCAAAAAACGTGCCATAATTTCAGCGTTAGCTTTATAAGACATATTGCCGAATTTTGTAGGATTATTAAAACCATGCACATCCAAAACAAATTCCCGATACTTTTTAGATTGCGCCCAAATATCCGCAGCTGCGGCCCATAGACAAAATCGTTTTGAAAAACCCGTTAAATCAATTCCGGTTTTTTCACACTTGTCAACATCGAAAGGCAAGTTATACGCAGTCAAAAATGGGTCATAGTTTACTTTAACCCTATCTAACCAACGATTAATAGCCGATGCACTGGCTAACATACGCGAGCCACCTTCTAACATACGGGAATAAACATCATACCGTTTTGACAAGCTGTCCCGATTCCAGATTGAGTCTACTGGAGCAGAGTTATCATAGAATAGTGGATGCGATTCCCGATTATTATAAACCCCGGCAACTAATACCGCACATTGTGCCGTTGTATTACCTTTACGATCAACCACCACAGCAGCAAAATCTGCTACTTTATCCGTCCGAGTTGTTTCTGTGTCAATAATACAAATAAACTGCTTTTTAGCCATAATTTAATATCCTTGTTTTGACGGGGTGTATACCCCGACCGCAGAGAGATTATCGCACACCTTGCCTAGATAGTCAAGGTTATCCTCAAAAAAAGTTATAGGTAAATCTCGAAACTGTTTAAGCTGTCGAAACATTGACAACCATTTAACCTTGAGTAACGCGCCGCTGGTATTTTGACCTTTTAGCCTACCGAAAATTTTATCTGGTATACCAAGGTGTTTAGCGATAAAATCCAGGTCTGGTTTTTTTAAAACCCGCGCAGTAGCGATAACCACATAAATTTCAGGGTTGTCAATATCTTGACGGTATTTTTTTGCCAGTGGCAAAAGCGAATCCCTAGCGATTTTTTCTGGCGTGCTGTTTTTTCGCCAATACGCCAGGTCAATTTTCGTGCCACATGGCAAAGTTTTGTAACGATGTAGGCTACAAATTATCGTACCATCCAAATCATATACGTTAATTTTTTTAAGCATTCCAAACTCCAAAACTGTTTGCTATCAGAAAGTAAGATTGTAACAGAAACAAGCTGTGTTGTCTAGTCTTTTTGAACAATATTAACAAAAAAAGACAACTAATTATTCCTACAATAAATCCGCCAAAATAATGGCGACTAGAAAGTAGGCCAAAACCCACAGCGGCAAAAAACGTGCCAACATATTCAAAATATTTTTCATTCATAATCTGTGCCTCAATTCCAGAAACAGAATTATCGCATATCGCAATATCTTTGTATATACCCCATTTGGGGTATTGACAACCCACAGGCGGCTGTGGTATAATGGCGCCTCCGTCAAAAATCTGGCACCATGCAAAATCTGTGCCAATTTATTTTGTCAATATCCACAAATAGGTATTGACACCAGGCAGCGGCTCCTGTATAATGAAAGTAGCGGATTCCCGCGGCGGCGCAAAAAAGCGTCAAGAAATTGACGCTTATGTTACAAAATCTAGGGAGATAAATATATCTCCCTAGGAAAAGCAACAAATTTTATGCAAATTTAATGAAGCCCTTAAAATCTACCGCTAATTCGTATGGAGCATAATAAAATACTTCAGACACAAAATCATTTATATCTTCAAATTCGATCTCGAATGTTTCATCAATATCTTTATTTTCAGATTCAGAATTTTTCGATACCCAACATTTTCCATTTGAAATTGGGGTGTCATGTTTAATATGTAAGTATAATTCTTTCATTCATAAAACTCCTGATATGCTAGTCTACACCAGCGTTTAAAAATTTTTCCGTGGTTCCAGGCTTTACCATTTTCAGCTTGCCATACATGAATCATTTCATGCACCAGGGTATTGAATTTTTCCTGTTTTGATAGTGTTTCGGATATTCCTATAACCAATCCGCCGAGTTGCGTAGTTGTAAAACCATCTATTAAATAAGTGACATCAAATTGTTTTTTGCTACCATCAAATTTTATGATGTCAACACTAGGCAACTCGCTACCAAAAAGACGGTCATTCACTTTGTTGTATAGCGAGCGCATAGTTCCTCCTTTTAGATAAAACCGTTTAGTGGGCCATAAACGAAGGTGGTGGGAATTGCCCGCGTTATTTCATTTTGCCAGTAAGTGAAGTAGTTCACCTTGCCGGATTTGTTTATCCACCGAAACTGAATTTCATCAGCTCCAAGGTCATGCTTGAGGGATTCCAAATTTCGCTTACTGCAATAACAACCGCGCAGAATGTAAAAATCAATGCCAGAATTCCAATCAGAAAGAACATCTCTTTTCGTTTCATATTTTGCTCCATAAGCGGGTACCAAAGTGATTAAAGACATTGTGCAATCTCCTGTAACTGAGAGGCTAGTATATACTAGCCTCTCAGTGATGTCAACTAATATTTTCCATTGCATCTTCAACGAAATATTTAGCTTCCCGTAGTCCACAATCGAATTCCCAACGAATAAGTTTAATTGCCTTAATTTTATCAAGTTTTCCGAGTTTAGCAGCAAAACTGTAAAATAATTCAACATATTCTGGTGAACGATCTGTATCGAAACTTACATCATTCGGCAGATTTACCGTAGTTTTCAAATTTATATACATAACAATCTCCTGTAAGTGAGAGGCTAGTATATACTAGCCTCTCCTAGATGTCAATTAAAAGTTTTCAGGATTTACCCGGCGGAGCCAGGTAGCAACGGTTTCAGGATAGATCGCTGTTGCCAGCGATTCAAGTGCTGTAGCATCTTTAAACTCGCTGCGCTTGAAAGTAAAGTAGCTTTTTAGCGCCTTATTTCGACGAGTGTTATTTTCCGCCAGGTTGCGATCTTTACGGGTGGATTTTTTGGTACAGGTCTTTTTGCTCATAATTTACTCTCCGCCGAATTTGTGTGCCAGATAAAATATCGCCACTGAGATAAGTATAGTCAAAATTTCATTCATTGTCAAGGCCCTTTGTAAAGTATTTTAAAAACAAGCCAACCTACCGGCAAACTTGCGAGTGCAATAAATAAACCAGCTAAAATTTCCATTCTTTAGTTCTCCAAATCAAAGATATATTATAACAAAATTCGGATCGCTTGTCAACATCGGTTTTTAACATCGCTTTTTAACATCGGTTTATAACATCGGTTTATAACATGTCAATTTTTTGACACACCGTCAATTTTTTGACACACCGTCAATATTTTGACACATGCAAGAATCATGCCAGCGTCAAAATATTGACACATGCAAAAATCGTGCCAACCTGGCACCGCCAATTTGTTGACGCCCGCGCTCCCCTCTAGGCCACCTCCCCATATGCTGAATTGAGGCCCATTGTAGCACGGATTACAGCCAGGCACAACCCCTTTTGGAAAATAAATATTGGCACATTTCTTGCTAATGCAATTATCGTGCCAGGTCCGCCGGCGCTTTTCATAAAATGTTTTTATGGTGGTATAAAAAAATTTAGTGCATAAAGTTGTTGCTATGTATACGCGGTTCCTGTATCATGAAAGTAGCGTGCCCTGCTCGGGCGCCGTCAACAAGTTGACGGTATAAGGAGCGTCAATTTCTTGACGCATTTTGGTGCAAGGGCGCCAAAAACCCCTTGAAAATCAAGGGGTTATGAAGCAGTCTACCAAGCTGAATATCCGGGTTCCGTGATGTAAATTTCGCGGCACAAGTCATCAGTGTAGCCATGATCTGGCATGATTATTGCATCAGATGGAAGATCCATCTGCTCACGCACATAGTCGCAAGCTGCCGCCCAAGTGTCAAATTCTTGACGGTAGGTTCCATCTTCTGCGTTCAGAACTGTAAGGTATTTCGACATAGTTTTGTTGCCTCTTTGAAAGTTGCCACCGCCAGGAATTTGACGGTGGCTTAGTGTCAACTAAATGGCGGTCCAGCTTGAGCGGTCGATCATAGACGGCATGTCGCGCGCTGGCACAAAATTAACATGACCGTCAAGAATACGGCAGAACCAGCCGTCCAAAAAACCTTTCTTTACCATGCTAATAACATGGGTTTTACGCGCCTGTTCAGAGCCCATGAAAAACTTAAAACTTTTGACTGGTAAGGTAGTCAAAATTTTGACGGTAGCCTTTCGTCCAGCAACGGTCTGTTGGTGGGTACATGTCGATTTGTATGTGTTCATATATTAGACTCCAAAAATTGAGCTGAGGATAACGGCAATGGGAGCGCCTAGAAAAGCACTCAAGAAAATCACAAGAAACTTCCAATCACACTTGGCATGAAATTTGCTGTAGTCATAAACCATGGTAATACCTCTGGTAGGGCGGGTGGTGGTGGTTTTTTGTAACATGCGAGCATGTTAATCCTATTTTCTATTCTTGTCAAGCTTTAAACGCATTGAAATAAAAATAAATTCTAGTTTCTTTTTATGTGCCCATAAAAAACTTTTGGGGCATATTTTGTGTCAATATCTCTAATGGGGTATTGACAAGTAAGGGATAGCTGTGGTAAAATTGGCGCCGCCAAATTTTTGACGCATAAGCTACGCTTATGCGCGCATAGAAACATCCTATTTGACGTCAAAAATCTGGCACATAAGCTCAGCTTATGCGCGCATAGAAACATCCTATTTGACGTCAAATTCCTGGCGGCGCTGTTCGCGCCTGGCGTTATGACGCCAGGGCCTCCGGCAGGGTGGAAGCCAGGCCAGCGGGCCTGGCATGCTTTTTGACTTGCAAAAGCTATGCCAATATTTATTTTCTGAAAAGGGTTGTAATGCTCAGCCAGGCTGTTATACTGCACTCTCACCCACACAGAAAAGGACCGAAAAATGAGCATATCCGTCAAAATCGTAGAACACGCCGCGCACCATTGCTTCCAGGATGCTATCCACATCAACACCTTTCGTGAGTGGGAAGAATGCCATCACCGGCTGTCGGGGATGGTAACCTTGGCAATCTGGGCAGACGCCAGCCGTAGCGCAAAAACCACACTACAATTATTGCGAGACATCGCAATGGAACGCAAATGGATGACTTTTGACGCTTAGCGTCAAAAGTTTGACCACCCGTCAAATCTTTGACGGGTGGGGGCGGTTATCGGACTTGGTCCGAGGCTCCTCGGACCTCACTACCCCACGCGTAAACGATACAAGGTTTTTGAGAAACTACTACAAGGTGTATAAGATTTTTGAGAAACCAAGGTATATTTTTTGCATTGATTTTAGAGAGCTAAAATAAAATATTAACTTTAATATGCTAATCTACACCTAGCCTAAAAAGTATCAAGTGGGATTGACATGGACAAAAAAATTTGATATAATGCAATTTAATAATAGAAAAAATAAGGAGTACACATGTCTAATGCAATGATGAATCCAGAAGAAACTTATAGGATGCCACCAGAATTGCTAGAAGTTACTACTAGATATTTAGAAACAGCTAGTATAGAAGAAACAGCAAGTACATTAGATATACCTGTAGAAAAGGTAGTATACTATTTAAATAAAAAAGAGTCAAAAAGATTTATAGATACAATCTTCTTAGAACAAGGATATATAAATAGAACAAAGCTACAATCCACTCTAGATACAATTATAGATAAAAAACTGCTAGAGTTAGAAGAAGCAGAGTTAACTAGTAATAAAGACATTGCAGACTTATTAACTCTAGCATTAAAAATGCGAGAAAGCTTTGTAAAAGATTTAGTAGCAGAACCAAAAGAAACACAACAAACAAACGTACAAGTTAATGGCCCAGCAAATTTTGGGCTTAATTATAATAATTTACTAACTAAACTTATTGAGGATTGACATGGTAGACGAAACAAGATGGAGACATCATAGAAGAGCATTCGCTTCAGCAACAACAAGCGCAGCAGTGACAAAAAGTGACAGCACTGTATTAGATTTTAATGCACTATTTGTAGGAGGCGGTGGAGACGTAAGTATAGACCATGAAGAAGGCGGAGCAGCAGTGGTTTATTTAGGCGTATTACCTGGTTCAATCCTACCTGTTAGTGGAGTTAGAGTAAATGCAGCTACGACTGCAACTAATATAGTTTGGATGAAGTGGTAGTGGGAACTTTAGCTATCATTGGAATATCTACAGCAAGTATGCCTAATAGACTTTTCAGAGGTATATTAGCTTCTAGTGGTACATTTATACTTACTGGTAGCACTATTTCAATACCTAAAAAATTAGAAGCTACTAGTGGTACATTTACACTTTCTGGTACTTCAGTTACATTAGGATCATAAAATGGCAAAACAAGATATAGACTTAGGTACCGGTCCAGATACACCTGGAGCTGATAATTTATATGAAGCATTTAGCAAAGTAAAAGATAACTTTGATGAACTTTATGCTGAAAAAATTATACTTGTTAGTGAATATACAGTAGCAACTTTACCTTCAGCATCAACATATGATAATGCAATTATTATTGTATCCGATGAAACTGGGGGTAGAACCTTAGCTACTAGTGATGGAGATAAATGGTATAGAGTTAGTGATGGAGTTGAAGTTTCATAATGGCTAAACAAGCAATAGACATGGGTACCGGTCCAGATACACCTGGAGCTGATACATTAAACTCTGGATTTACAAAGGTAAATGCCAATTTTGATGAATTATATATTAGAAATGGTGAATATACTCCCGCAGGAGTTTTAGTGTATCCATATATAAATGCACAAACTGTAGTTTATGCTAGCGGTATTGTAGATTATGTATCTACATCTTATGATTCTAAAACATGGACTCTAGGCCCTTCCGCATATAATGCTGTAGGACAAGTAACAGAAATAACCGCTACAGATAGTATCACAGAATGGACAAAAACTATTGCTTATACTAATGGTGTAGTATCTAGTGAAGGAGAGTGGACAACATGAGTTTAGCCGATGCTATACTAGGAAGTATAAAAATACCTAATAATGCTTTACAAGTAAGTACTGGATATATGGAAGTAAAATATCTAGCCAATGCATTAAATACTACTGGAACTAAAACTTCTTTAGAATATGGTGTAGATAATATATCATGGCCTGCTTCATTTCAACTTATTGCCACAGGACGAGGTTCAAATACTACTGCTGTAGAAATTGAAGTTTCTAATGATAATATTAATTATTCGTTCTATTGTTATCTATCATTAAGTGGTGGATCTACAGGTATAACACGTACTTCAGGAATTATACCTTGGAAATACGTACGTATTACTTGTACTATATTACAGAACCCCGGTACAGGTACTTATTCGGTGATAATGCTATGAAAACTAATTATTTATTACATAACCCCGTTAACTTAAATATTCCTGGTAGTTTAGATATAAATGGTACATATATTTTTACTCATGTAGTAGGAACTGCTTCTGAGCGTGCAAATACTGCATTATCATTCTTAACTACTGGTTTAGTATGGGATGAAAATGATACTGGTGATATTTATAAATTTATTGGTCCTTTAGTTACTGACTGGATTCAAATTGGTACTGCTGGAGCTATTAATGTTAATCCATTACTAATTTCTGGTGAAGATCAAACAAATGATGTCATTAAGGTGGAGGAGAGATTCGCTTATCATCATGTAGAGCCTTCACAGACAGCTGAGATTTTAGGGACTACAGGGGCAGCAGGTGATTTCTTGCACACTATCACCTGGAGGAACACAGGAAATGGTCAAATAACCATTATTGACGGATCTACAAATGTACTAGCGGTAGCCGGCATTGGCACACCAGCTAGTGTTCAGACTGGTACATATATTATTGATGCTGTATGCACAACTGCCTGGAAGATCACCACAGGTTCTGGGTGTGAGGTATTAGCTACAGGCAGATTTACCTAATGGCTGACTTCTTCGTATCCCAATCTGGTGCTGGATCCACAGATGGGTCTAGTCCTGCCAATGCGCAGGCTATTGGCTCTGTCACATGGTCATCTCACCCAGGGAATGATGTCTATTTATTGGGGTTGATAACAACAGGTGTAAATGTCAATGCAGATGCCACTGAGGGTAACGAAATTGTTATCCGTGGTGATGGGGCTACTCCCGGTGTAATTACCGTAACAGGGGCGTATGGGATTTTATTCGCAGGCGATTGGATTATCCTGAAGAACATAACTGTTACAGGTTGCAGCACTTATGGTATTAAGATTGCGTCTGCGGTAGATGTAACAGGTTCGACTATTGATAATTGCGAGATAACAGATAATGTGCAGCGGGGTATATCTTATTTGCAATCCAGTGGCACTGCAAAAACTCTCGATCAATTAACTATTACAGATTCCACGATAACGGGTAGTGGATATGAGGGTATCAGGGTCACGATAGAAGCAGCAGGTGCTGCCTCTGATAAGATTACGAATTTAACTATTACTGGGAATACTATTACTGGTAATGGTGGAACACTTTACGCTGGAATCCGTGTGGGTGATAGCGGTCATGTTTCTGCTATTAACGAAACCCTAGTTATTGACAATAATACGGTATCGAGTAATCGAGGGATTGGTGGGGTTCTCATTATAGGGTTCACCGATACATCGTATGTTAGCAGTTTTTCCGGTAATACATGCAATGGGAACTTAGGGGTTCTCGGTGGGATGAATATTCAGGTATCGGCGTATTTCACAATTGAAAATAACACATGTAACAATAATGAGGCGGATGAAGGCATTGATGGTCATGGTCTACTCATTGATGATGGCTGCGACAATATTATTTGCAGGCATAATTCATGTAGCGGAAATGTTGGCTATAGCGGTGCGGATATAACATCTGGGGCCGGGATAATGGTGTTATCTGTGACAAATGGTGAGATATACGGAAACCTGGGAACAGGAAATCGAATTGGGATGATATTGGGTGGTGCGTCAGCCCATACATCGACTCGCATTTATAATAATACTTTTGTTAATTCGACTCATTATGGATTCATTGCGGGCGATGCGATGGCAGATGATGTAGTTGAGATCAAAAACAACATTTTCACAGGTGATAGTGATGGGTTTTACGTCAATACCGGAACAGATCAGACAGATGAAGATTACAACATCTTCTATGGGTTTGATACTCCGACTACAAACCATACCCTGGGGACTAATACCTTAACTTCAGATCCTCTTTTAGATGCTAACTACAAACCAACTGTTGATTCGCCTGCTTATGAAGCAGGGATATTTGTATCTTCTATTAAGGATTACCAAGGCAGACCATATCATATCCCACCAACTATAGGAGCTTATGAGTTTACTTCTGGATTCCCTGCGCAGCCAAGAACATCAACTAATACTCGTATAGGCAGATTTACATGACCACAAGTTATTTGGATGTAAATGCTGTTGGGGGTGGTGATGGCACAGTGGGGACGCCGTGGAATTCTCTGCCGGATGCTGAGACTAATAAGGCGTCTTGGGATGAACTCAGGATAAAGCGAGGGACAGTAGAGAATCTTGCGGACTATGGCGCTGAGTCTAAGTGCACATTTTATAGTGGGGATTCGGATAAGACAGTAACGACATATTATAATGGTGATGGGTCTGATGATATATCACAGCCAAAACCTGTTTTTGACCATTATCACACATCAGAGGCTGGTGATTGGACAGAGGTAGACCCTACAGATCCGACTAGCCTATCTCCTGGGTCTAATCTATGGATTTTAGATGGTGGAATAGCATCATATAACCCCATACAGGCAGTGTGGTTTGGGGATGACTTTACCCCGGGCCAGTATCAGTTAGAATATTGGACTGTTGTGACTTCTACGCTTACCGATGTGACGACGAATGTCCCTGCTCAAGCTTTTCAGTTTGATTGGTTTCGGGGAACGGCAGAAGACAATAACCGGTTAATCGTGTATTCAGTAGGGAACCCCGTCACTTATTATGGCGCGGTGTACTGGAGTGCAAATACCAAAGATAGAGTTTTTGAAGCTTTCAATTCCGATAACATTGTGATTGAAAACCTGTGTTTCCGTTATACCTCCCTAGGGGTGTTTAATGAAAGTGCAACAGATTCAACTACAGTCACTGGTGCTATTGTACAGGATTGTGCTTTTAATCGTTGTGGTACGGGGATAAGAATTGCCGGGGCGGAGGGAACCTCACGAATTATGGATAATGCGATAATCAGGCGCAATACATTTTCCGACATTTTGCGTGGGGGGATTTGGGTTAGAGGTGAAGTAAGAAACGCTCGTATTTATGGGAATGCCTTTACCTCTAACGGGCTGGCTGTGTCGACTGGGGGAGTATATTTTAGTAAATGTATTCCTGGTACTGGATATTATAATTATGTGTATAACAATACATTTACAGATATGACATATGGACGATTTTACAACGGTGATGGAGGGGGGATAGAGACTGATTCGCAGACCACAAATACACGGATATATGGAAATGCTATTTCTCGATGTTATCAAGCATGGCATGATAACTCGGGCAAGGAAAATTGGTTTTATTCTAATCTGGTAGACGATTGTGGAATGGTTTATTTCGCAACTGATGCAACAAGCCAGGATGGGAATAATGCGCACATTATTAATAATACCTGCACTAATTTAACTGTGGATAGCACTTACAATGATGGCGACCAAACGCCTAAAGCTGCGATCCAGTATTCACCTATGACAATTGCTGGAGGCGAGACAAAGAATAATATTCTTTCAGGCTTATCTGGTAGCGGGATTCGTCGTTTTGACGCGCACAGTATTACTGAAGACAATAATTGCTTCAACGGATTTGCAGTAAATGTGATTGATGAAAATGATAATGCGGAATCTATTGGTAGTAACAGCATATCAACCGATCCTCTTTTAGGCGCGGATAATAAACCACTAGTAGATTCCCCAGTCTACGAAGCTGGCGTTTACACTGACGCGATAAAAGATCGTAACGGTAGACCATATCATATCCCACCAACTATAGGAGCTTATGAGTTTACTTCTGGTTTTCAACCTCAAGATCGTTTACTACGATAATGAAAATCTCTCGTGATAATATTAGTGATACTTCTATTACAGAATATCCTGTAAAAGAACGCCTAATAAAACTAGATATAAGTAAGTACTTACAACTAATAGATATTGAACCTGTCCCGCCACAAATAGCTTTTATAAATGCTATTAATAATCCTGAATATAGATTTATTACTGCAGTATTAAGTAGACGTACAGGTAAAAGTTTTATAGCTAATGTAATCGGTCACTTAATTACTTTAATACCCGGATGTAATATATTAGTTATAGCACCAAACTATGCTCTTTCTAGTATTTCTTGGGATAATCAGAAAAAACTATTAACAGCTTTTGGTGTAGAAGTACAAAAATCAAATGCCAAAGATAAGATAATAGAATTAAAAAATGGGTCAACAATTAGAATGGGCTCTGTAGGACAGGTAGACTCTGTAATCGGACGCAGTTATGATTTAATTATATTTGATGAATGTGCTGTTAATAATGATGGAGCAGATGCATTTAATGTTCAGTTGTGCCCTACATTAGATAAAGTAAATAGTAAAGCTATTTTTATTAGTACACCTCGCGGTAATAATTGGTTTCACGAATTTTATAAACGTGGATTTTCAAATAATTTTCCCACTTGGGCTTCTATACTTAGTACATATCATGATAATCCTAGAACAGATTTACAAGCTATAGAAGATGCAAAAGCATCAATGAGTCGCGCTGAATTCGCACAAGAACATTTATGTGAATTTATAGCATTAGAAGGTCAAATATTTAATCTTAATAAGACTCAAATAGTAGATATAGATATATCTACTTTAGAAGTATTAGATGTAGTAGCTGGATTGGACTTAGGATTTAGAGATCCAACAGCTTTTATTGTTGCTTTAACAGATGGTTATAATTACTATTTAGTTGATGAATATTTAAATAACGAATCTGGTACATCTGAGTACGCTAAGATGATACAAGATAAAATTTCAGAACATAATATTGATTTTATCTATATTGATTCAGCTGCACAACAAACACGCTATGACTTAGCATATGATTATGATATTACTACTATAAATGCTAAGAAATCAGTAAATGATGGTATTGGATATTTATCATCACTGGTAGATCATGATAGAATATTCATCTCTTCTAGTTGTACTAATATAATAGATATGTTTGATAATTATCGATGGGATCCTAGAGAAGGATTACTAGCAGAACGCCCATTACATGATAAGTATTGTCATATTGCAGATGCGGTAAGATATGCTTTATATACTCACTCACATAATTTAGAAACTATAGGCAGCTAGTAGTATGGCTCAGCTTAAATACCCAATTTCAGATAGAGCAACTGACTCGTGGACAACAACTCCTTTATGGAGTGATGTTGATGATCAATCAGATGCGGACTGGATATCCAGTCCTACGTCGGGTAGTAATAATGCCTGTGATCTTAATATTGATGCTTTAGAAGATCCTGAAGCTGACGATATTGTTGTTTATTACCGTGCTCAGCGTGCATCTGGCGGCGCTGCAATCCGTCTTGACGTATACACCGTTGACGATGGGCTTATCCATACAGGAACACAGCAAGGTCCTGGTAGTTCATTTGCTGAGTACACAGAAACACTAACAACTGGTGAACGCCAAAACATAACAGACTGGGACGGTCTGTATGTTCGCATTACGCAAATCGCTAACAATAAAGGTGTATTGGTTTCTGCTGTCTGGGTAACAGCACCTGATGCCCCTACACCTACTCCTTATTCAATAGATGCTACATCTGGAACGTATACTTTAACTGGCAGCACTACTGCCCTTAGCAAAGCTTACTCTTTGGCTAGTGCATCTGGGGTATATACTCTTAGTGGTACTACTGTAGATTTTAATACTGGATATGTATTAGATGCTACATCTGGAACGTATACTCTTAGCGGTACTACTGCCTCTCTTAAAGGTGCTCTTAGTTTAGCTGGTGCTTCTGGAACGTATACACTTAGTGGTACTACTGTTGGATTAGATACTGCTTATACATTAGATGTAGACTCTGGAACGTATACTCTTAGCGGTATCACTGTAGATCTTAATAGTACTTATACATTAGATGTAGACTCTGGAACGTATACTCTTAGCGGTAGTGATGTAGCTCTTAATAGTACTTATACATTAGATATAGACTCTGGAACATATACTCTTAGCGGTAGTGATGTAGCTCTTGAAACCGCTGGTGCTTATTCACTAGCTGGTGCTTCTGGAACATATATACTTACTGGTACTACTGTTGATCTTAATAGTACTTATACATTAGATATAGACTCTGGAACATATATACTTACTGGTACTGATGTAGCTCTTGGAACTGCTGGTACTTATACATTAGATATAGACTCTGGAACATATACACTTAGTGGTACTACTGTTGACCTTAGCGCTGAGCATACATTAGATGTAGACTCTGGAACATATACTCTTAGTGGTAGTACTGTCGACCTTAGCGCTGAGCATACATTAGATGCAGCATCTGGAGCACTTACTCTTAGCGGCAGCACTGTAGAACTAGAAACTACTGGTACTTATTTACTAAATGCAGATACTGGAACGTATACACTTAGCGGTACTACTGTCGACCTTAGCGCTGAGCATACACTAGATGCAGCATCTGGAGCACTTACTCTTAGCGGTATCACTGTAGATCTTAATGGTGCCCTTACATTAGATGTAGATACTGGAGCTTATACACTTACTGGTACTGCTGTAGAATTAGAAACTACTAGTACAGGTACTTATTCATTAGATGTAGACTCTGGAACGTATACACTTAGCGGATTTGCTATAGAATTAGATACTGCCCCTAGAACCTATGCCTTAGATATTAATTCTGGTCGCGGATGGCATTACTGGCTCCGCAAACGTAAAACGGGATAAAACTTAGAATGTCAGCAGGAACATTAAATTTAAATATAGAAAGAGGCAGTATATTTGCCAAAACATTAGTTTGGAAGGATGCAGATAAAAATCCTATAAGCTTAGCAGGAAAAAGTGCACGTATGCAAATACGTCAACGAGTAGATGATATAGCTTATATAGCCGAATTAACTACTGGAAATAGCGGCATAGTTTTAGAAAGTGGTTCAGTTACTGGACAAATACAATTATATATAGGTGCAGTTGAAACAGATACATTTGATACTGATTTTGCTGTTTATGACTTAGAAATATACGAAAACGGAAACGCAAATAATGTTATACGTTTACTTCAGGGACAAGTTATTATTTCTGAAGGTGTAACTAGATAGATTTATTTCGCTTTCGCGAAATTAATTAATAGAGAGAGGAAAAAAGAATGGCAAATGCAAGTAAGTTTAATCAATTTGTAGAAGATTTAGGGCTAGGAGTACATAATTTTAATGCTGATCAATTAAATGTAGCTTTATATCAAGATACAGCATCAATTACTGCAGCAAGTGGACCACTTTTGGGTAATTTAAGTAATGAAGTAACAGGTACAGGTTATACTACTAAAGGAAAAGATATTACAAATACATGGTCAGAAACTACAGGTACAGCAACATGCGGTGCTTCAAGCCCTGCGGCATGGACAGCAGGAGCAAGTGATTGGGATAGTATTCAATATGCAGTAGTATTTAATGAAGATGCAACTGGGCCAGATGAATTAGTAATGTATTGGGATAATGGATCAACAATTGATTTAACAGCAGATGATACGTTTACCTTTACTATTACAACTAGTATATTTACTTTAGCCTAATGCATGATTATCATAAGTTTATTAGAGAGCAAATAAAAAAGAAACCTGAATTCCAACGCGAATGCTGTAGGGATATAAATAACCTACAGTATTCCGTTAAGGATAATAATGTTTATGATAAAGTAGTATTAAGATGCAGACATTGTCATAAACTACACTATCATATGTTAGGAGAAAGCGCCCATATAGGTGCTAGGGTTAGGAGATAACATGTTACATGATTTAATCGAAACCTCGGAACACACAGACACC